GCCGAAATTGAGCATCTTCGCCGCGAAGCGCACGCATGGAGCAAGGCATGCGAAGACGCGACGACAAAGCTGTACAAACTGAGCACGCACCACCCGCGACTAGAGGTCCGGTATTGGACTGGCAAATACTGGGAGCCGCTGTACGGTGCGCGATTCCATGAGGTGCTGAATGCGCTGGATTTGACGCCGAACTAGTAATAGACGATACGCCATGACCTACGGCTGCCAGCAATACGACATAACCCTCCTATGCCGATACGACCGCCGGGCAATCGACCGCAAGTGCGACGGATGCCCACGGACCACGGATAGCGAATACCTGAAATCTATGGGGCTGTGGATTGTTGGTATATCGCACGCGCTGCCAGTTTTTCAGCATGACCATCTGCAAAGGAATATCTGATGCAAATCGAACAGCTAACCCGACTTCTGCTGAATGACGACGAAGTGGCAGCCATGTATGAGGTCTGCGCCGTGGCACTCGAAAAGAATCTGCTCGAAGGTTATCAGCTGGCCTTTGCTTTGGCGATAGTCGAAACACTGGCCGAGTCGGACGACATTGATATGCCGGACGGCGTTGAACAGATCACGATCAACTGAGGATCACATGCAGATAGTAGAATCCGAATACATCGCACTGACAAACCTCCTATACGACTGGGCCACATGGCAGCACTCATTCAGAGAGAGAATCGGCTATGATTCCACGTCGGCAGGGTTCGGCAGCAGTGGGCTATCCAGCTTTGAGGACATGTGCGAGCAGTCGGACAATGCAACCATGATGGCACTTGATGCCGCAATCGACAGCCTTCAACCGGCAGAGCGAGCGGCGATTAATCGGTGTTACGGAATATGCGCCGTGTTCCGCTTCCCACGGGCCAACTATGAGCTTATGCTGACCCAGGCGCATGATGCGCTGATCGTCAGTGTTAAGCGGCGCGGCCTTGTGCTTTGTTGATTGACAGATAAATAAAATCAATGGATAATTTTCTCGGGGAGAATTTCGCCCACAGTTTCACATCTGAAGGCCGGACTTAGCGCGGATGAGCCGTTACGGAGCGCGTAGTATCGAGACTAGCCACCTCGTTAATCGGGTAAATTAAAGGCTATACACGTCGCGGTCGCTAACGCCGCTATCCGTCCGTGCTGCCAGTCCGGGCTATAGGTTAGCAACTGGCAAGAATACATAGCCTCGCACATGCGGGGCTTTTTAATTTGCCGACCGGCAACCGATTGACGTTTCATCCCTCCGCTAACCGCATGCCACCAGCGCGAAAGCGTAAGCCGGAATGGTGGCAACCTATTACCCATTGAGAGGCTTATTGATATGACCGCCAAAGCGATGGGGCGGCCATCTAAATATCGCCCTGAATTCGTTGAACAAGCGAAGAAGCTATGCAGGCTAGGCGCAACAGACCTAGAAATTGCTGATTTTTTTGGCATAACAGTTAGAACGCTATTCAATTGGAAAAATGAGCATGATGACTTTTTTCATGCCCTAAACGAATCAAAGACTATTCCAGATGAGCGCGTAGAGCGTAGCCTGTTCCATCGCGCCATTGGATACGAACACGACGAAGTAGATATTCGTGTAATAGATCACCAGATTGTCAAAACGCAAATCCGAAAGTATTACCCGCCAGACACAACTGCCTGCATATTCTGGCTGAAGAATCGCCGCCCTGACCTATGGCGAGACAAGAGGGAAGAAGCCGCACCGACCGAAGGCAATAGCGACGATCTGCTGAAGGCGATTGCCGAGAAGCTGCCAGACTGATGCTGTCGCTGCAAACATCAAAAGAGCTTGGGCGCTGGTACAAGCTGATTGAGCATCCGGTACAGGCTGCATTAGTTGCTGCGGTCGGCAATGGAGTTAGGTTTCCGGTAGTTCCTGCTGGCCGGCGCTCAGGAAAGACTGAGCGAGCAAAGCGATTCGTTGCCAAGCAGGCAATGAAGAATCCGAACGAACGCTACTTCATCGCCGCTCCGACACGCGACCAGGTTAAAAAGATTTACTGGGCAGACATGAAACAGTTATGTCTGTGCAGCTTGCAGAAGAAAGCGCCATCCGAAACCGATCTGATTATCTACATGGATAACGGGTCAGAGGTTCATCTGATCGGATTAGACAAGCCGGAGCGTATCGAGGGCATTCTCTGGACTGGCGGCGTTATTGACGAGATTGCAGACGTCAAGCCTGACGCATGGGAAGCGAACATTCGGCCAGCATTGGATACGTTCAATCCGACGCGTCCTGACTACCGCGCATGGTGCTGGCTGATTGGCGTTCCTGATGGCCTTAACCATTATTACGACATGGCTAAGTATGCTGAAACGGCCAATGATCCGGAGTGGAAGTGTTACCACTGGAAAAGCTCTGAAATTCTTCCTGCCGAGACTATTGCTGCTGCCAAGCGGCATATGTCAATGCGGCAATACAAGCAGGAATACGAAGCCGATTTCGTTGGTGCAACGGGGCGGATTTATGAAGACTACAGCACTGACAACCACACCGATGTAGTAATCGAGCCGCACGAACAACTGCTATGGATGCATGACCAGAACTTTACGCCGCTATCGTCTGCGGTAGGCGTTCGGCGCAATGATGGCATGTCGCTGATGCTGCTTGATGAAATCGTATTGACCAGCGCCGTATCGAAGCAGTCGGCCATAGAGTTCGTCGATAAGTTCAAAGACCATCAGAACAAGCATGTGTTGATCTATGGCGACCCGGCAGGGCAAGCTGGCGAGAAGCACGGACACGCGAGCGACTACGTTGATATTGAGTCGGTTCTAAAGGCGAATGGTTGGACATTCACGCGCAAGGTAAAGCCGGCGCATCCATCTATCAAGGATAGACAGAACTCGGTCAGGGCGATGATCTGCACGGCAGATGGAAACAGACGGTTATTCGTCAATCCAGTGACTGCCAAATGGTGCGACAAAGGACTATCAACCGTTCAGCTTCAGGAAGGATCAACCTTTCAGGAAGACCAACGGAACAAGTATCAGCACATTACGACTGCCATCGGTTACTGCATTGATGTCGAATGGCCGGTCATAAAACGTATTGCGACCATTCAGCCACTACGCGTTTAACGCGAACAAACACACCTAACCCGCTTCGGCGGGTTTTTTCATTTCAGGGCCAATATGAATAATTCAGTACGCGAACAATCTGCCTCGGTTGTGGCACAAAGTCGCCATTGGCCTTTGATTACCGCACTGCTCGGTGGCACGGCCACGATGCGCGAAGCCGGCGAAACATTCCTCCCGAAATGGCCGAACGAGGAACAGGATAGCTATAACACCCGCATTGCTATCGCAACGCTGTATCCGGCGTTCTCGCGTACCGCTGAAGTCCTGGCATCAAAGCCATTCAGCAAGCCCGTAGCGTTGCAGGAAGACGTTCCGCCGCGCATTGCCGAGTGGGTGAATGATTGCGACCTGCAAGGCCATAACCTGCATGTATTCAGTTCGCAACTATTGCGTGACTGTATCGACTACGGCATCTCCGGTGTATTGGTCGATTACCCGCCGGCCAATGGCATCAAGACGCAGGCTGACGAGAAGGCTACCGGAGTTCGTCCGTACTTCACCCGTTACGCTCCGGGTACGGTTCTAGGCTGGCGCACTGAGCGCATCTCCGGCGCTGAAAAGCTGATTCAGGTTCGCTTGCTTGAAACCGTCACTGAATATGTCGGCGACTTTGGAGAACAATCAATCGAGCAGGTCCGCGTTCTTTCGCGTGGTCAGTGGCAGGTATGGCGCAAGGCCGATAAACAAGATGACTGGTTCCTGTTTGACGAAGGTACGACGACGATCAACGAGATTCCGTTCGTCTTCTTCTACGGCATCCGCAAATCGACCGGAGTAGGAGAAGCGCCGCTGATCGAACTGGCTTACCAAAATATCGAACACTGGCAATCGTGCAGCGACCAGCAAACCATCCTCCACGTCGCCCGCGTTCCAATTCTTGCCATCATCGGCGCCGACACTGACACGCAAATTACCGTAGGCGCAAAGAACGCCGTCAAGATTCCGCAGGGCGGCGAGATGAAGTTCGTCGAACATTCCGGTGCAGCAATCGGGGCAGGGCGGCAATCGATCCTTGACCTTGAGGAACGGATGCGCCAGACGGGCGCCGAGTTGCTTGTGCTGAAGCCGGGCGATGTGACCGCGACCCAAGTCCAATCAGAGAACGAGGCGAATCGATGCGCCCTACAACGCATCGTTGAAGACTTTGAGGACTCGCTAGACCAGTGCCTGCAATTCATGGCGATGTGGGTCAATGAGCCGGAAGGCGGGCATGTATCGCTGTTCAAGGATTTCGGCGCGGCCAATCTTGCTGAAGCCTCTGCAGAATTGCTGCTCAAGTCGAATCAGGCCGGCAAGTTGTCAGACGAAACCTACTTCGGCGAACTGAAGCGGCGCGGCATCGTGACGCCTGATGCGACATGGGAAGAAGAGCAGGAAAAGATTGCCGATCAAGGCCCGGCACTTGGAACGATGGGCGAAGTCGATCCGGTCATTGATCCGGCTCCGGTTGATCCGGTTGAGCCTGCGCCGGTTGATCTGTCGCCAGTTCTCGACGCCATCGCCGCAATCGAGAAGCCGGAACCGTCCGACGATAGCGAACTGAAGGCATCTATCGCTTCCCTGTCGCAGCAGGTTGCTGACCTTTCCGAGCAAGTAGCCGAACCGCAGACGGCAGAGCTAGACCTTTCTCCAGTCAATGATGCCATCGCAGCGCTGGCCGATAAGGTGGCGCAACTCGAAACAAAAGAAGAGCCTGACGACAATGCTGATGAAGTGCGCCAGATCGTTTCCGAATCAATCGCGCCATTGCTCACCAAGATCGATGAACTGAGCGCCAAGCCGGAAGCGAAAGAACATGATCTTGAGGCGCTGCGCAACAACATCATGCGCGATGTGACGGGAATCGTCACTCAGATGCAGCAGATGAATCAGCCGCAGCCGATTGTCATCCTTGACCAGCAAACAGGTCAAGTTAAAAAGCAGATCACCATCAAGCGCGACGCCGATAACAACATCATCGGCGCAGAAATGACGCCACAGACACTTAACTAGACTGGTGCCTTATGAGCGAACACTGGAAAACACTTATCGAGCACCTACCGCTTGTAAATATCGTCGGCGCTACTGCCGGTGGCCCAAAAATGATCGAAACAAAAGACTTGATAGGGGCAATCCTGATTGGCGTGTTGTCTGCAAAAGGAGGGTCTGTTTTAACGACAAACGAGCTTTCTGCGGTAATGGCAACAAAACTCGAAGCCTATGAGCGACAGCAGAATGCGCTGATTTCAGAGGTTAGAGCCATGCGTGACGAGGGCAGAGCCTACCAATTGGTGACAACAGACAAGATTTCGCGCCTTGAGGAAAAAGCTGCGAACGGCATGAATGGACATGATCGGCGTCCGCGATGAACCTATCAATCAAAGACGGAATTTTGTACGTCAATAACCTGAAACTTTGCCTTGCTGGAGTTGGAAATGGACGCTCGGATTTACCAAATGGACGCTTTGAGGTCACAGCATCAGTCTCGCATCGCCACGGCAGAGTTCTACCGCAGGTTCATGGTTTCGGATGGATTGGCTTTGATGACCAGTGCGATGTCATTTTGGGCAACGTACTCGGCAAGGATGACCTCATACCATGCCAGCATACTGTCGGCGTGCTACTCGCAAAGCTCGAACTTGCTGAAGACGACGGGAAAACCGTCTGGTTGGAGGTAGCATGAAAGACTACGTTTCCCTACTTTCCAATGGCAACGTCAAGGCATTTCTTGCGCTTATCAAATACACCGAAGGCGCAGGCTATCAGACGCTATTCGGTGGCGATAAATTCACCTCGTTTGACGATCATCCGCGCCGTTCGATCACGAAGAACCTAGGAGGCAAGCCGATCACTTCAACGGCAGCAGGGGCGTATCAGTTCCTTTCTCGCACGTGGGACGAATGCGCCAATGCCTGCAACCTAGCCGACTTCTCGCCACTGTCGCAGGACGTTGCCGCGCTGTTCCTGATCGAGCGCAGGCGGGCGTTGGATGCGGTCATTGAAGGCGACTGGAAAACCGCGCTAGAGCGTTGTAACCGTGAGTGGGCTTCACTTCCTGGTTCGCCCTACGGCCAGCCGACCAAGACGCTGGAAACCTGCCTGTCGTTCCTCTATG